ACTTAGCCCCGATTCAGCTAGCAAATCAGCGCATGTTTTTTCTAGTCCGCTTTTGTATTTACCTAAATTTCGTTTCTTAGCTGACTTCTTCTTAGGAGTCCCTTTTGTTTTTCGCTTCACTAAAGCAAAGGTACAGCCTATTTTTCTAAAAACGAATGGTTAAAGTCAAATATTAATTCATCTTGTTTATTATTCTGTAAATCAACGGCTTCGAACAGAAGGTTTTGCTTGGGCCATACCCTAAATCCAGTGCGAGATGTATTCATCTCTAACCTGATTGGTTCGTCTAGTCCAGTGGGCTGGCCTCCCGTCTCTATGTCACGTACTTTTCGAACGTGAAACTCAGTGATCCTGCGCTGAGAGTGGTCAGGGTGCTGAACCTTTCGATGGATTGTAACGAAGCAGTCGGCTCGATTAACAAATTTGCCTCCACCTTCGGTGTCTTCTGCATACGGAGCTGTAGGTAATCCATCGTCTCCTTTGCGTCGTTGTGCCTCACTGAAGGCGTGCATATTGAGCCAAACTGCTACGTTGTTCGCCGTAGAGAACGTAAGGAACTCAGATGCAGCTTCGTAGTGATACTCGTGGCTACTCTTGTTTGTGGTGCCCATATCAAGCTTTAGGCTGTTGTAAGGATCTACAAAAACAGCGTCCACTTCTTGTTGGCGAAGAATCTTCTCAAGGAACACGATAATGTCTCCGTAACTGTACACCTGTTTGTTGCTAATGACTGTGAAGTGCTCGCTTACCCATTCATATGCCTTCTTGCGCTCCATATGGTTCATAGAAGTTACATTCTTGTTCATGGCAAACTGAATGAGAGTCTTCTTCAGAGCAGCTGTTCGATTCTCAGAGGAGTATACCACCCATTTCCATCCGTGACGAATAGCAGCGTTGACCATGAGGTACAGCACCATAGTAGTTTTACCTACGTTACTATGACCATTGATAATAGTGAACTCTTTCTTATACCGAAAGAACTCGTCCATATTGGAGTCGCCTGTGTTTAAGCCTACCTCTATGTTTCCATTAGCGTAGTCGTCAATCCATCGGAAGTCCTCGTCATCTGAGGATATGAATGACATATCTCCATCGTTGATAGCCATCTCACGACGCATCTTGTTCTCTTCGTCCATGGTCTCATGGATGGGGCGTAACTTGCCGTGCTCGATGCCGTCCTTGATAGTGCGAAGCGTTTGCACTTCGTCGTCTATATCACGCTTCATTATTTCCCTCGTAAGGATCCGAATAGCTTCGTCCTCTTCCGCTCTCCCAGCAGCTATCAAGCCTCCGCAAAACTTAGCAGCTCGCAATAGAGTGTTGTGCTTATCGCCGTCGTCGCACAATCTAATAAGACGTGAAGCGATATTCATTTTTTGGTAATCTGTGTAGACTCCTGCTTTGGATACAGCTACCTGAGACTCCGATTTCTCGGTTGCCATAGCTCCGAATACGGCGGAATCTTCGTTGACCACAATCTCTGGGTCATAAGATTCAAAACATGCGCGTGACTCGTTGATTCCTGATTCGTCTACTTCAAGATCGTACTGCTTGTGAAAGTACGTGCGTAGCGCACGGAAGTGGTCTCGGTGGCGTTCAGGATTACTTACCTTAACAAGCGCCTTAAGTCCGTCGCCACTCGGAGATACCCAGCAGCTATAGACATAAGGATCCGTGGATAGAATCGCCTTGGATGAAGCAACATCAACGTGATCGAAGTCGAGTACAATGAATTGGCTGTGACGCGCAAGAGCCTCGTCGTTACGTGCTTCAAATTCCCCTGAGAAGAGGACGATAGGTAGGGTTTCCTTAAACTCTTTGCTTCCATTGCGAATTGTTTCAACCTTGATGGCAGAGTCTCCGTTTTTTATTCTTTTTAAAGCTTTCGCTATCGGCATGTGATAAGCCTCCTTCGAGTACAGAGTCTCGAACATTGTTACTCTCATAGTGATATTCGATTAATAAGTTTAAATAATGAATTGCTTTTTGAATGTCTTCTATTCCATTCTTGTGGTTGTGCCTGCATACGTACTTGATTACGTTTCCTTCAATGAACGGTATATCGTTAGCCACAATAAATTCAGTCGGCTGAATCTTCATACGCTTGTAGTGCTCACCACCTATCTGTTTATCGCTGTGTTTTTTTGACATCTACAGTTGTTCCTATTTGTTTGATGGTCTCGACCTTATTGATAATAATCGTTCGTTGCTTTGCTTTTGGGGTAAGCAACTCTTGATCGAGCCTGTACATAGTGTGCTCGTCATACTTCATGATGTCCTGTGGGTTATCATACGTGCTGACGATCCATACAGCCCTGGTCTGCGGGTTTTTATTCTTAATGAACGTAGCCGTGCCAGTCATGTAGTAGATTGGTTTGCCCATGACGCAAAGATAAAGGGAAAGAAAAGGGGTGGAGCCGAAGCCCACACCCCCTCGCTAACCTGTAAACCATATACTAGAACGGGACAGTCTCGCTATCCTGCGTCTTAGCCGATTCATTTCGACGCTCTTGCGCCGCTTCGCTGTTCGGATCCCACACGCTTAAGCATGCTTTGCCGTTCTTCGACATGAAGAGACGGAATCGAACGTTACCTCCTTGACCGTTAGCATCACGGGATGTGGTGTACTGGTCAATGCAGTCTTTCAACTCGTTGTCTTTGAGGCGGAAGCTCCACCCCATCAACTCGCCGTTGTCATTGTAGCTAGGCTCGTCTGCCCAACCTACGAGAACACTCTCGTACTTTTTGTTTTGATCACTCATAATATAAATGAATTAAGGATTAAAATAAATGCGTTTAAGAATAGAGCCCAGATTAATAAAGCTGAGGCTCCTTTGATTAATGTTTTAAAATGTTTAAACTTCATAGAGTAAGTAGTCTGTTTCTGGGTTTTGACCGTCCTCAAGGAACTTCCTGATTCGGTTAACACCCTCGTTAAACTTCATCTCTCCAGTGAACAGAGTTTCCTCAGAGCACTTAACGAGAGCGGGAAGATACGGATAAGTTTTCTCCTGTACAACCCAATAGAAATCTTTTATGCCAAATACTTTCGTGTAGATGTAGGCTTGAATGTCGTATGAGAAGTCGCGCACTGCATACCGAAACTTCTCGGCGCTACGCGCAGACTTACTGTCGCTGATGAACCCGTCACCAAGGCAGTCAAGGAACCCTTTGACCTGAACTCCGTTCAGCTCTTCGAGGAACCCTACCTGATAGTCGCCAGCAAGATACGTATCCAACAGCCCACATGTTGCCAGTCGGTCAATCATATCGTTAGCCATCTGCCAATCGGCGTGCGATACGATAGTCTTGCCTTCTTCGAGAGCTTCAGTTTCCATGGCTGATACTATCGCCTTGTACTCCGAAGTCATAGACGGCTTCTTCATGTTGCGAGCCTTGTCGGATAGCCGAGCCATAACCTCAGATTCAGACAGTACGACATACTTTTCAAACGCAAGCTCACGCTCAAACAACAGCATATCGTACAAGGTACCGAAGTCAAGCGCATCGGATTCATACTTCAGTTCCCCTTTCATGTAGCGGTCGAACTGAGCCATATCCCCCAGCGCTTGCTTAAGGGATGAGTAAGATAAGTGTGACTTACCGTACCGCTCTTGTAGTTTTTCAGATATAGTCATCTTCGTAAATTGAATTTCCTTCTTGGTCTACGTAGTCGTAAGTGTCTATCTCAGCCCAGGCAGTTGGTTCTCCAGGTGTGAGCCAAAACCCTTGACCTTTCATGTTTATGTGGTATTCAGCTATGTCGATATCACCCATGAAGTCTTTGTGCTTGATGAAGAACAACCCTGCAAATTCAGGGTTGCCCTCCGTTACCCAATGCTTGCGCATCTTTGATCTCAAGCAGTGAGCTCTGTATTGAGTCCACGCTTTAGGGTTTGTTAGCCTACGATCTAGCACTTTGTACTTAGCCATTACCGAACGAACTTTTGCAGTCCAGCAATCTGACCCGCAGTAAGAGAGTCCTCGTACTTAGCCATGATGTTCTCGAAAGCTTTCTTCTTGTTTGTCTGCGACTTGATGTAAGCGACAGCCTTGTCCATAATGTTTACGGGCGGCTCGGTATCGAAGACCTCTTGAACCTTCTTAATCTTTGCGGAGTTGTCGCTGTCTTCTTGCTTTGCGATTGCGTCTTGGACTTCATTAGCTGACGCAATAGACGTGTCGATTCCGATTCCAAGCATAGCAAGAGCTCGCCCGATTGCTGATGTTTCGCAATTCTCAACGTAGCTGGTCTTGTTGATGTTGGATGAACCTTGCACCTCGTGTGCATGTCCAGTGGCAATAACACGTCCAGTAGCATCTGCGATGGTTGTTTTACATACGCACTGCTCTGAGTCAAGTACGGTGAATTCGGACATGATTGTCCAGTCTTTGTATTGATCTTCCTGACGGAAGAACTTGATACGTTCGTTAACTTCGACATACTGCTTACCCCGAATGTTGGTTGTTTTGAATTTGTAATTACTCATTGTAATAAAGGATTTGAATTTTCAATTAGATTTCTTTCTAGTCGTTTTAGTCTGTTTATTTCTAGCCTGACGGTCTTAAGCTTTGCTTGACGTGATTTGTACCTGAGTGTCTTGCAGTGCTTCTTTGCGATCTCAAACATTTTCGCATAGCCCTTCCAATACACCATGTTAGCATCGTGCTTCTTGCAGTGATGCACTACGCTAGAGTGGTCCATATCGAACAGCTTACCGATAGCTGTGGTCGTAGTGTATTGGCGTAATGCCACCATCACGGCGGCTCGTGCTTGGACTTGTTCTTTCATTCTTGTTCTGCTGGGTGTTAATCCAAGCTCTAAATAGTACCCTGCTAATAGGGTTTTCATTTCTGAATTCATGCAAATGTAGGTTTTAATTGTGATTAATGCAAGGAAAAGAGAGACTTTGTTTCTCATAGCTTTCTAACAGGCTAGTTACGGGCTCTCCCCGCACACCATACGTCTCTCCCCTGTCAGCGTTCTGACAAATCCTTTTCGTATTTTTTTAGCCGTTCGTAAAATTTTACATAGAACATTGACGATAGCGGAACTAAGCATAAGCCCTCGAACATCTTGCCAGTTTCTGAGCCAAGGGTGTCTTTATTCCTGGTGTAATCTGACCACTCTTCTACTATTTGTGCAGCGAGTTCAGAGAACTGAGACAGATACGACGACACGTCGCTGTTTAGCCA